CTGAAGGATAAATGAAAATTAAGTACTTACACAAAATTTAGAACAGTCCCGCCATGAGTGAGTTTAAAGAATACAAAGTTGGTGAAAAGATCGTATATCACAGCTTGCCGCATCAAAGATTGTTTTATGTCAAAGCTGTTTTGGACGACTCAATTGTTGTTCGTGAATGCTGGGATGAAGCAGGAGCTAAGTGTTTTAGTGAATTCCCTCCTTATGCAGATATTCGCCACGCCACCCCAGAAGAAATAGCAGCAGGCCACCGCATTGACAATGATATGGGCGACGACTTCCCCATAGAAAACCACATCAGCCCACTGTGTAAATCAAAGGATGTTTGAGATGGATAAACCAATGACATTTATTGAGTGGTGTTCTAGTAACGGAAAAATTCCATATTCAGTTGGCATAGAGGAGGCATATGAAGCTGGTCAGCAGTCAATGCAAGCGAAAGTGGAGGAGCTGCAACGCAGAAATCAGATGCTTAACGACAACATAAAAGAGCAAGGTCAAAAGCTCGTTTATCAAAACGAAGTGATTGAAACACAAGCTGAAAAACTGCTTGGTTTAAGAGATGAGAAAGCAGAGCTGCAAAAGCGGGTGGATCAACAAGGACTAATCATTGCAAAAGCTATGTCTATTGCATCAGACCTTCAAAAGAGCTGGTCAATGTTTGAGATTGGCAAGAAGTTAGAGCAAGCGCTCAAGGGTGGTGAGGCATGAATGAAAAATGGACCTACAAAGAGATGATGGCCCTGCGTTGTGCATATAACCATGGTGTAAGAACACCAGAAACACGAGCGGCAGCTTGCCTGTATGTGAAGTTGGGTAGAAATAAATTATTAGATCAATTCAAGAAAGAAAGTGAAGCAAAAGGTAAGGTGGAATGATGAATAATAAACCGCATGTATTACAAGCTTGTAATTGGAAGAAGTACACAATTGAGAATTGGTTAGAGCAATTTGGGGCATGGATTAATGAAGATAATGCTGAAACTTATTTGGGTACACGTAACACCTTAACTTACTTGATTGATTCTGTAGAAGGCGTAAAGCGTGATGCAAGAAAGCGCTCATTGCCACAGTGCAAAATCTCTACTGATGAGGCGAGAGCTGTAAGTGGATTATTGCGTGATTTACGAATGAACCCAAACCCAACATTACAAGAATGGCTAGATTTTGTAGTGTTGTATTACGTGCATGGGTTGAGTGAGGAAACTATTGCTGACATTAGCAAATGCTCACGTAACGCCGTGAGACAAGATTTAAAGTGTGGTATTGCCTATATTGTTGGGCAACGTAATACATTGCGGAGTAAATTAACCGAAAAACAAGCCAAAGTAAGAAAACCAAAGAAAACCCTTGACTTGGCGCCAATAGTTCTTTAAATTCGTGATAAGTGGTACGAAGTATAAGCAAGTGTCACTGATCTTAAAGAAGCTCGCCAAACGGTGGGCTTTTTGCTTTTATGCCCTACGAGCTTAGAACATTGGATTCCGATGTGCTGGACTGGATTTCTAGTCGATGCTTAAACGTAGGGCTATTTTTTTGGAGGTTCACATGCTCCGAATCATCAGGCAGGTATTCTGTTTTCATGTTTGGGAGTGTGAATCCGACATGTTCAATCAGAAAGAATGCAGAAAGTGTGGAAAGATTAAAGTAATTTAATTTACTATTGAGAATACAATGACTTATATTAAATCAAGTCGTTGCATTTCCAATTAACATGCCGCATTATTAATCAAATTACTTTATTAATGGTGTGGTATGAAACTAGTTCGTTTAGAAACAATTAGACTTAATGATGGTTCATTTGAATTGCAATTTAATGAGGATGGATTTACGCCATTTTATCCAAATACTATCAATGACGATGGTGTTGATGTTGCATCAGGTAAGGTTAATGTAGATTCTATTTACTATCATCATTTAGATAGAGATGACACGAGATATTTAATTTATTTAAAAGGCTACCATGGCAGAGTAGATGGCACAGAAATCCCAAGTCTTGAAAAAGCATTAGATGCTCATCTGCAAAGTTGAAAATTAAACTGAATTTATTTACAGCCCTGCATTTGCGGGGCTTTTATTTTTTACGCCATTCGTCTAATTGGATAAGACATCATAATTCTAGTGTGAGAGGTTGGAAAAATTATTCCTGCCACCAATCTTGGTTTGCAGTTACCAAACCAAATGCGCCTTACCATCCGCGACATTTTGGCAGGTGGCAGCATGAGCGGGAATCTCATTGAATATGTTCAAATGAAAGAATTCACCAATAATGCAGCAGTAGTTGCAGAAGGTGCAAACAAGCCAGAATCTGGAATTACATTTGAAGATAAAGATGCCAAAGCAGTTGTAATTGCTCACTGGTTAAAAACGACCACTCAAATGTTAAGTGATGCACCAGCATTGCAGTCATTCATTGACAACATTTTGCGCCATGGTCTTGACATCAAGCTTGAAAAGCAAATTCTTGCTGGTGATGGAACCAATGGCAATATGCTTGGCTTAATCCCTCAAGCGACTGCTTATGCTCCGCCTGCAGGTGCTCCAGCAACGCCAAACATGTTTGATGTATTGCGTTTTGCAATGCTTCAAGTTGTATTGGCCGATGACTTTGCAAACGGCCATGTACTCAACCCAATTGACTGGGCGTTGATGGAAACGCAAAAAGATGCAAACGGCAACTACATCATCGGGAATCCGCAATCACAAGCGGTTCCAACATTATGGGGCTTGCCTGTAGTTCAAACCGCTGCAATGGATGCAGGTAAATTCTTAACAGGTGCATTCAATACTGCAGCTCAATACTTTGAGCGCTGGGGTGCTGCTGTGCAAATCGGTATGCAGGGCGATGATTTCACATCAAATAAACGTACCTTACTTGCTGAAACCCGTGGAGCATTAGCTGTTTATAAGCCTAAATCGCTTGTATATGGCTCCTATACTCCTGCTACGGGTGGTTAATTCATTTTGGGGTGGTGTTAGTCACCATCCCATTTAGAGAGGCCAAAATGAAAGAATATGAAGTTTTACGCCCACACTTTGGAGATAAAGACTACAAAGAGGGCGATATTCGCACAGCAGATCCAAACGTGGTAAGGCATTTGGTAGAAAATAAAGTTTTACGTGAATACCAAACAAAAGTTGATCCACCAAAACCAGCTACAAGACGGAATAATTCAAAATGATCACACTCGAACGAGCTAAGTTGCAATGTCGAGTTGATCACGATGATGAGGATGTGCTTTTTCTTGAATGGATAGCTCAAGCCGATGAAGAAATAGCGATCGACATCGACCGAAAAATTATTTCAAATGAGTCAGAAAGAACTTCTGACACGGACATTGTGGACTGCAAGAAGTTAGATAATGCCCGGTTGATATTTATTGAGTATAAGTACAGCCGAAGTCTAGAAGGAAAACCTCAAGCATATTGGGATATTTTGCAGCCTATTAGAGAAATGGGGGTCTAATATGCCCAGCATTACTCCAAAACTAAAGCACCGCATCACTATTCAAAAGCCCATCCAAACCCAAGACCAAAACACTGGAAAATTAATCACCTCATGGTCTAATTTTGCAACAATTTGGGCAGAAGTTACTGACCTTTCAACAAGGGATGTTATTGCAGCCAAAGCAGCCAATAGCTCGATACAAGCCCGTGCAAAAGTGCGATATAGCAGCGCTACAAAACAAGTTGATAGCACAATGCGGGTTCTTTTTGATGGTTACTATTACAAGATTGATGGTAACCCTATGCGAGATCCCGACTCACGCCGTGAGTATTTAACTATCAACCTTGCAACAGGTGATAAAGCATGGAATGGGTGATTTATGGCTACTCAAATACATGGTTTGGAGCCTGCTTTAAGAAAAATGCAGGCAATTGGTAACGAAAAAACTGTAAAACGTATTGCCCGTAAAGCGATGCGGCAGGCAATGAACATTGCTCGGGATGAAGCCCGTCAAAAAGTTAAACGCCTAGATGATCCCACCACTCCTGAAAAAATTTGGAAAGAAATTGTTGTTCAAAATGGCCGAAGTAGAAATAAAAACACTTTGGTTATGCGTGTGGGAGTGCGTGGTGGGGCACGTATTCCATATACAAATAATGCCCAAAATAGACGTTCTGGGCGTGTTGGAAAAACGTATCAAACAGATGGGCGAGTCTTTTACTGGCGATTCCTTGAGTTAGGTACAAGTAGACAGCCCGCCACCCCATTTTTAAGACCAGCGCTTTACGAAAACATTGAACAGATAACAGATAAGTTTGTTCAAGTATTTAATTTTGAACTCAGTGTGGTTTTAGGTGCAGCTTAATGATTAAAGTCCCAATTTTTAAATTAGCAAGAGCAGATCCAGCAGTAAGAGCATTACTCGAAAGTAATAATATCTTGAGAGTTTGGCGTTTTGGATCTGCTCCAGAACAGCCTGAAACACCATATGTTACTTGGCAAATTATTTCAGGTGATTCAAATAGCAGTCTTGATTCGCGGCCTGTTTCCGACAGTGCAATTGTTCAAATCGATGTTTATGCAACAGATGAAGATGTGGTTGATCAAGTTGCAGAAGCAATCCGTTTTGCAATAGAGCTTGATTGTTATGTGGTTCGCTATGGCGAAGCAGATAAGGACCCAGTAACAGGAATGCCTCACTATTCTTTTGATGTAAGTTGGATTGTAAACCGCGAATAAAACACAAAACTTTTTTCACTTAGCACCTATTCGGGTGCTTTTTTTATGCCAAAAATTAAGGAGCGCTCTTAATGGCTAAACATGTTAAAGCTCAAAAAACGCAGTTATTTACTGTAATTGCGGGAACCGTTGTGCGTTTTATTTGCCCTAAGCGTATTTCGTTTGGTCAAGACTCATTTGGAAAGATTGATGTAACCTGTCTAGATGCTGATGTCAAAGAATATGAACGCGGGATGCGCGATCCGGGTGAAGGTGCAATTGGTATTGATTTGGATGATGAAAACACAAGTCATGACAAATTATTGGAAATTGCTGCATCTGGTGAAAAGCTACAGTGGTATGTAGGTTCAAGCCACTCAACAACGCCTCCAACATATGATGCAACTACAGGTATTGATCTGCCAGAAACTCGTTCTTGGTGGTCATTTGAAGGCTATCTAAATGATGCAGCCCCTAATGACATCGAAGTTGATACAGTAATCGGTTATGAGTTCACTTTAGTACGAACTTCGGGTGTAACTTATACTAAACGTACGGTGACTCCATAAAATGGCTAAGATCAGTATTACAGACTTAAAGCAGAGTATAACTACTCTGAACGTTCCAGTTAAAAAAACGGTTATATGGAATGTTGAAGTAACAGAAAGTAATGTTGCTTCACTTAAAAAATTGACCAAAAACTCATTGTTAGAACTTGGTGAAACGGTTGAACTTGAAGCTGATGTTTTTGTTAAAAAAATGAGCTTTAAGGAGAGCCGAGAGGTTTCTAAAGCAGTCGAGTGGGAGTTTAACTATAAGAATCCAGAGGATTCAAAAGTTAAAAGGGTTGACTCAACCCTAATGCAATCGGCTCAGTTGCTTGGTTCAATTTGCTCTGATCAAAAGGGAACGCCTTTCTTCTCAAGTGTGAACGACGTCTATAAAGCCGAGCCAAGTTTGATCAATGCGCTATATGCAGCTGCCGATGAAGTTAATAACTTTATGGGAAAGTCACGGAAGAAGACCTTGCAGATAGAGAACTCTTTGCCGAGCTTGTCCTCAACGGAATCGGTGGAGGCTCCTTAGAGGAGGCTGAAGAGAATCTTAGTCATGCAGAGGTGATGTTTTGGAGAGCCTATCGTCAAAAATACGGCTCTCTTAACTTAGGTCGCCGGCTAGAGCAAAGTTTTGGTAGTTGGATGGCTCACTACACAGGATTTAAGGTTAAAGAAGGTACAAAAGTAGATCCTTATATATTTATGCCACATGAAACACCTCCGGATGATGACGAAGAATTGTCATTAGAGGAGTATTTTGAGAAGTATCATAGTAACTAACCCTATCATAAGGTGGGGCATGTGACATTTACACACCGTTTTGTTAAATTGAAAAAAAGTGAAAAACGGTGTGCACATGAATAAGTTTTTAATTATTGCTATTTTGAGTTGCTTAATGCTCGGATGTGGGAAAACAGAAAAAGAAAAACTTGATGAAGAAAGGAAAAATCTTGATTTGCAAGTACAGAAATTGGTTAAAGATAAATTAAAAGATGGTGAAACAGCTAAGTTTCGTAATCAATGGGAGTTGTGCGGTGAAGTTAATGCTAAAAATAGTTTTGGCGCTTACACCGGCTTTCAACGTTATATAGTTACCAAAGAAAAAATATATTTTGAAAATGAGTATAACTCTGACCCAACCTCTATAGCTGCATTCAATCAAGTTTGGAGTGTTGACTGCAAGCAGTAATTAAATATTAATTTAAAAAACCCCGCGAATTAGCGGGGTTTTTTATTGCCCGGAGAAAGG